AACACGAATGCAGAAGTATATCGATGCTGTAAAGTCTGGTGAAAAGAAGATCAATGCATCTGTCGTATTTCCTCATGATGTTATCAGAGGATTGATGAACGCTGGTGATCCTCAGGTCGCCAACGAACAGTGGAAGGCACTTCCTGACTATGTTAACAGCGACGAAAAGTTCTTACCTATTTCTGACGTGTCTGGTTCGATGACCACAAAAAAAATTTCAGGTATGATTGAACCTATTCATGTTTCGATTGGTCTTGGAATTTATTTGGCAGAACGTAACAAGTCGGCGTTCAAGGACACATTGATGACTTTTTCTGCTGAACCAACATTGTTCAAGATTGGTGGAGACTTGTCGGCACGTTGGCAACAGGTCGCTCAAGCCCCATGGGATATGAACACCAACCTGGAAGCAGCTTTTAAGGCTATCCTTGATCATGCTAAGAAGTACTATGTTCGATGTGAAGATATGCCAACTACCTTGATCATTCTTTCAGACATGGAGTTTGATGCTTGTGTGTCGGCTGGTCCAATTACTAGTCGATTTTCATATTCTCGTGGGTATTCTGTTGATCCATATGCTCGTGGTTCACAGCCTGTCAATCAGACTCTGTTTGAGAACCTACGAACACAATATGAAGCATCAGGATATCGTTTGCCAAAGGTTGTGTTCTGGAACCTGTCTTCTCGACACAAGAACTTCCCTGTAACTATTCGGGATGAAGGTACTGCTTTGATTTCTGGTTTCTCTCCAACCATTGTTAAGCAAGTCCTTGGCGGAAGAGCGGACCCACATGATATCATGATGGAAACAATCATGGTTGATCGTTACATGTTCTAATTCGATGAAAAATGTCATAACCACAGCTTACGAATTAGTAGCCGAAAATAAACGATTGTATGATACACTTCAAGAAATCAAGAACAGAGTCAATGAAGATGATATGACTGGTGTTGCTTGGGATATTCGAGGTATTATCGATCCTGTTTTAAACATGAAAAGGAAAAGTCAATGAATAAAGATTTGGTTTATCCGAAAGATGCTACTGCTGGAACGATTTGTGATGTAAAAATCAACATAGCAACAAACGATCCAGAAAAATATATTAACTTTTATTTTTTCGAACATAACCCTAATCATTTGAAAGTTCCTAATCATTCGAAAGTTTGGAACGTTGCTGGATCGATTTCTCTTGCAGGATATCAAGTAAAAGACTTAATTAATAAACTTGCTAATATTTGTGGGAGTTCGTTTCCTGTTAATGAACCAAAAGTATCTTACAAAATTGTTCAAGTAAGTGGTGGTTACACTGTTTTGGAAATTAAAAAGATCGGTGAATACAAGTCATCAACCATTGCAACTTTTTGTAATGAAAAAGATGCTCAAGAATTTATTAATCTAAAAAATACAGTTTTGTCATCATAGGGGTACAAACGATGGACGCATTTCTATATACTTTATCAGCATTTGGTCTCATAGCCCTTATTTGTGTTTTGGGTTTCGCTGGAGCTATTGTTGGTGGTGAAATAGGTTTAATGATTGGTGTAGCAGTTGGATGTTTTATACTTATTTGGGCCGCCTGTTATTTTTTGGATTAAGGAAAATTTAAATGACTCCATACGATAACGTCTGTATTCCAATAACACAGAAATAAAAAAAGGGGCTGAAAAGCCCCTTTAAGTTTTGGCAGTAAGGTAGCGAAATCTTACTGTAGGTGAGATACGATTGTACGACGGTAGTAGACGTTTGAGTCTTGGATAAGAGCACCAAGCCCAACAGTTGTTCCCTGTGCGTATGGGTTTGCAACCATTGCATAACGAGTCTTAAATGCAATCTTTGGCTGGAAGGTGTTAGGATCGACTGCACGAACCATCTGTAGAGGAACGTAAGGGCAATAAAACACACCGGCATCCATTGGATTTGAACCACGGAAACCAACAGTCCAGTATTGACCACCGATTGCGTATGGATCGATGAACACCTTCATTCCGCTGTTTAGACGACCAACATAAGTGTTGCCGGTGTCATCAACAACAAGATCAGGGTTCTTTCCTTGCATGTCATAGGTAAGTACTTTTGCGCCGTTTAGAGCGGATGCAATGTCTGCTGTACAGATCATGACATTTCCCTTGCCACGACGGGTCTGCTTTGCAATTACGTTTGCTTCACGATCTAGCTGGTAGTACATTCCCAAGAACTTTTCCTGCAACCAACGACCGTTTGAATCAACGTCAAGGTCGAAGTTTCCGGCAGTGGTGACATCTGTCTGTGAACCAACAACTGCTGTTACGTTGATTGCACGAACGATTTCACGGTTGATTTCTGCAAGAATTTCAGTTGACAGAATGTTTGAAAGTTCTGCTTCGGCATCAAGACCATGAATTGCCTTCAAGTCCTGAACTAGTTCGATTGAGTATTCTGCCTTAAGAGCACGAGAACCGGCATATGCAGTTACCTTTTCGATGCTGAACGCCATTTCAGGGAAGATAGCAGTTGAGTTAGAGCCAAGACCTTCAATAAGGTAGGTCGAAAGTGCTCCACCGTAGTTATAGGTGCTATTTCCTGCGTTGTTAGAAGCAGAAGGAACAGTTACGGTGCTGTTTGAACCGTAAGTGACCAAGTTTGCTCCACCCATCATTGTGTTTCCGAACTGAGCGGAACCATACTGAGTGTACCAGTTGTTACCCTGAGGTGCGTTCAAGGTGTTGGAAGAAGCGTTAGTTCCAACAAATGATGCAAACAAAGTATTTGCTTCGTTATATAAAGCTTCGTCACCAGTCTGTGATGCATACTTTGAACGGAGAGCAAAAATAAGGCCGGTTGGACCTGTCATTGTCTGAACACCACAAAGTCCTTCGAACGCAACAAGATTTGGCATTGAACGACGAACCAAGGAGATAAGAATTGGATCGAAGGTGTCGATGCTTCCTGTTCCGTGAGTTGAAGAAGAAAGACCCATTGCGTTGGTTGGTGCTGTTTCGTTCAAGAGATTGACGTTGCCAGCGATAAGACCAGCATTGCGTGCTTCTCTTTCGGTGTTTTCCAACATCTTTGCAACTTCAGAACGAACCATGCGATTCTTAATGGCGTCAAACTGTTCTGCTTCGAGGATTGGCTTCCACTTTGCAATCGCAGCTTCGTTGATTGAATAACCTTCGGTCATGTATTATTACTCCCTAATATTTGTTATTTTTATTTATTATTTCACAATCTTTAAGACTTCACAGTTCTCTTGATTGTTTCAAGATAGCGTCTCATATTTGGATCAATAAAACCTTCTTGATTTTCATCTTTGTTGTTCTCATCTACTTCTTCAAGGAGAACATCAACATTTGAAGTTTTTGCAGGCTTTACTGATTCCTTAATGATACTCAATTTCTTTTTGAACTCGTCAAAGCTAGGTGCATCAACACCGGCTGCTAACTCCTTGAACTTTTCTGATTCAACAAGTGTCATGCCTTCAGATGCTACTTTTACAGCTTCTTCGATTTCAATCTTTTCTTTTAGCTTACGAAGTTCAGCAGATTCTTCGATGGCTTCAGCAAGACGGTTTTCAAGTTCTTCAACCTTTTCTGCTAGAGCATCAACAACCTCTACTTTATCTTCAGGAATGTTAACATTGGTATCAAGGAACAGCTTACGAAGACCTTCCATGAACTCTGTTGTAATTTCATTGCGTAGAGAAGATTCAATAGCTACTTCGTTCTCCTTCATCCACTCTTCAGCAACGAAAGAAACATAAGCGTCAAGTTGTTCTTGAACTGCTTCGTTAATAGAACTGATTTCATCCTCAAGTTTTGCTTCGTATTCTTCCTGAAGACCAACACGTTCAGCATTTACTCTTGCTTCAACTGCTGCTTCAAAAAGAACTGTTGCCTTTTCCTGAAACTCTTCAGAAAGTTGCTGTCCTTCAAACATTTTTGCAACTTCAGACTTGATTGCTTCTTTGACACCACCAACAGCATTAGATGGGTGTGCCTTAATTGATCCTTGGTTCTTTTCCTTTGCTCCAGCAGGAACACCGAAATCCTTACCAAAATGTGTTGACATCATTCCGTTGAAATACTTCAAAGTATCCTTATCAACATTAGCGAGCATACCTAGAGCACGAGAAACTGTGTCCATACGAGATGGTTCGGTTCCACCATTTGCTCCAGAACCTGGATGAAGTGTATCTTGAGCGGCTGAACCTTCTTCTAAATCTTCTTCTTCTTCGCCATCATCTTCAAATTCTTCATCACCGTCTTGATCTTCGAAGTCTTCATCCTCATCTTCTTCTTCGTGTGGAGGTGGTTCAGGTAGAGTGTGGCTTCCACCTTCAAGGACTTCTTCTTCTTCGTTTTCGGTTACAACTTTATTGGTCTTTGCCATTCAAAAAACTCCCTTTAACAGTCATATTATTTATACTTTACGTTATTTAAAAACTCTTCGAAGAGTTTTAGTTTGCTCTCTTCAAGTTGTTTTCTCGACATTTTCTTGATGGTTTTCTTTGCTTGTTCGGCAAATTTACCAGTTCGTGGATTTAGGAAATACTCAATATCTTCCATAATGCCATCAACCCACGCATTTGGAGCAGAAGGATCGCCCACACAGTCAATTGCTAGTAGTCTTAGATCGTCCTGAACCTCATTTACTCCTGCATTGTCTTTACAAGGCTTTAAAGTTCCCAATGCCCGTGTAGAAACACCCAATTGGCCTCCTGACTCAACCAAACCTTTAACAATATCACCCATTGGTGTTGGAGTAACAATAGCCTTTCCAATAAAGTCATTTCCGCTTTGATGAAGTTCAAGAGTTCTTAAACAAACACGATCAAGGTTGATATTTGGTCCCGATGGATGGTTAAGCTCCCCCCAAGCATTTTTTCGCTGAATATTTTCACTAATATATCGTTCTGATTCCTTACGGAGAATATCAACTGGGTATATTCTCTTGTTACGGTTGGCAATAGCAGCTTGCATAAAAGTTCCTGAAAGATATAGGTTCTTTTTGCCGTTGGCTTCTTCGAATAGGGTTTGAACTGTTTCGTTGACTTCTCTTAATAGTTTCATGTTAGGAGTACTTCGCTACTGGTGTGACAACTGTGTTTGGGTTAGCAAAAATAGTATCTGATGGATTTTTTAGAAGAATAACTCTTTGGTTTGGTCCAAGAGTTATTGAACCAATATTTCCTCCAGAATTAGCAACTGTAATTGTTACTACTCCGGTTGTGACGTTTGAATTGTAGATATAAAGTGCCGAAGCACCAGTTGTACTGTTTCCTTGACCGCTTGGCATCGGCACGACATTGGCTGTTTGGTTTGCAGTAAATGTGTTTCCAGCTAATTTAATTACGTCTGTCATTTGTTTTATTTATCTCTTTTATTCGCCATATCCGGTTCCTGGTTCTTGACCAATAATATGAGGATGATGTTCTCCAGCATACTTAGCCCAAGCAGCCTTTGATTTAGCAGCAGCACCAGCGGTATTACGACCTTTTCCTTTTTCTTCAGTTGCATTTAGGCGTTGTCTTGTAAGCCAAGTAATAGCCTGTAACTGGTGTGGATGGATATCAATGCCATGGTGTTCTTTGATGTGGTTGGCTGCATCAACATAGGCTTTATGAATTTCCCCGTATCTTTTTTTGCCTTTTAATCCAGAACTGGAAAAGGCAGCGTCAGTAATACGTGCTCCTGAAGCAACAGAGTGGGCATGTCGATCAATAACAACACGGGGGTCTTTCGGGTCTTTGTTGCCACCATGTTCAATTAAGTGGGCGAAGTGACGGATTTTTTGACCTTTAAGAACCTTGTCATAATGATCACCAGCAAGGATACGTTCCCCCGCTTTTCTTTGGTCTGTTGAAGCAAATACTCCTGATCCTGGTCCACCAACAGCACGCTTTTCTCTTGCCACTCTAGCTGCCGTCATGATGTTAGTATGCCAGTGTGTTTGTGGTGAGTAGTTGGAGATTAGACCAGCCATCTGATGGTGTGATGTTCCGGTGTCGTGTGCCAATGCTTTCATTGTAGCGTGAGCATCACTGTACCAATGCATACCTTGATGACGTTCCGAGTCAGTTGATTGGTGATAATGATTTACAATGTTCATGTGGTTCACAGGATGTTCACTGTGCCACTGTTTACCTTCTTCTTCTTTTTGTCGAAAGAGTTTGTGGGCTTCCGGGTCCTTGTGCATATCCGGCACAAAGTTACGAGCTTCACTTAATTTTTTTTTTAATTCTTCCCCGACAAAACCTTTAGCGTTTTTGGCTTCTTTTTTAGCCGACTTGAAGGCTTTTCTTTCGGCTCTATCCTTTTTTCCGAAGTCTAGGATTTTCTGTCCTTGTTCTGGATTATGTGCCCAAAACTTTCGATAAGCTGCTAAATTTTTCTTTTTACCTTCATTTACATCTTCTTTTGCTAATCTTTCGGATGCTCGAACAACCCCTTCTATACGGTTCCATTTCTTATGAACTGCTTTGTGAAATTTAGGATTGTTAGGATAATTTTTAATATCTTTTTGATGCTCAAGAGAATCATGATGTGCCCCTTGAATATAATTAACTAATCTACGACGACCTTTTGCTGTATCTCCGACTTCATTAATAAAACTTTCGTCTAGGTTGTCACGATGATAGGCTTCCCAATGTGCAGCCGCTTCCTTACGATGCGCTGTTGTAAACATCTTATGCCACGGAACACCAGGAGAACCATGTTCTTTATGATAAGACTGAGCAGCACGATCAGCGTGATATCCCCAAAGTTTCTTAGCCTTCTCTGAGTTATAGATACCTTTCTTAGCTTTTCTCGCCAAGTTTTTTAGGATTGGCTGATGTGAAGAGTTGTAGAGATGACGATCATTATCAGCATGAAGAACAAGTTCCCTTGCTTCGTGAGACATACTGTCATGACTTTCGTCTACCTTCTTTGGGTTTCCGTCAACCATCTTTTCACCAGGAGAAGAAGCAGCCGGTCTTTGTTTACCTACTTTTTGAAACCTTGCACGTAGTTTTTGAGTAGGAACACGAAACTCCACAAGAACATCACGAAGAAACTTTTTTTCTTCTTTAACTAATGTATGATGTTCGGGTTTTAGAACATCTCCAAGTTTTGGTAGTTTGAAGTTAGTTGCTTTTGGATTTAACTTGTAAACTTTTCCGTTTTTGGTCTTTGCATGAAAATTGCGTCCACCTTTTTGTGACCAGATTTGTGTAATCTTATGTTCGGATTCATTAATGGTTTCTTCATTATTAATAACAGGCTGATTATATGCTCTTAAAGGATGTTCATTGTCCTTAGGAACACGATCAAAATCAACATTGTCCTTACCATAATGATTAGCACCTCGGTTGAACTGTTTTACACCACCAAGATAGTCGTTCTCATATGGCTCACCATGATCTTTGACAGGATGTTGACTAAAGACTTTATCAGAAAGTCTTCGTTCTCCTGTAGACATCCAACCAAGTTGTCTTATGGTTGAAGTCTTAGCTTCTGGCTGTTTCTTTAGAATTTGTGTCAGGTGTTTTGTCATTTTCTTCTTCTTCAGTTAGGTGATCAAAAAGAGCGATAGCAGTTTCTTCATCTAGTTCGACAGCTTCAGCAAATGCAACAATAGCGTCTTCTAGAGATTCAAAGGTAGTTTCCTGTTCTTCAAGAAACTTTTCGAAGGTATCAACCAACGTTACTTCTTCATTAGGATCAATTTTTTCTTCCTTCTGTTCTCCTACTCCAAGCATAGCCCCTTGAATTTGTGTCTTGTAAGCATTAACATGACCTTGAATTTTTTCTTGAATTGCTGCTTCGAACGCTTGAGTAAATTCGTCGGGCTTCTTGTTGATAGCCGCTGAAATCATTGTTTGTAGTGGGTTCTGTGTCATTTTATCCCTTCCTCATTGCTGATAGTCGAAGACCAAGACGTGCTCTGGCTCCTGACTTACCTGAATCATCTTTATGTTTTTCCATATATGCGTGAGTAGACATTCCAGCTTTGGTAGCAGCACGTTTCTCAGCACCTGGATGTTTAATTGCTCCCTGAATCCAATTTTTTTCCTGGAGAATTTCTTCGTTCTTCATTGGGTTATAACGAACCCGGCTTTTCCTGGAAGTAGCAAGAGCCATTTTTTCGCCTTTTGGATTGGTAATATAATGATAACCGGCTCCAGTTTTTCCGGTCTTAATACGAGAACTTAGTTCTTTTTCAGCAGCACTCTTTGATCCAAATCTCTTGAAGTGAGCAACTCCCATTGACTTACCAACTTCATTCTTTTCTAATGAGTATGGTTCATGAACGACGTTGTATCGAGGTTTTGCTTCATCAATTTGTTTGCCGTCTATTTCGGTTTCTTGATCGATACGAGAAGGATATACGACAGGTTTGTGTTTACCAAGACCTTTTGTCTTTCCCTTCATTGTAAATCCAGTTGAAGATTTTTTCAGAAATTCACGAGCTTGTTGTTTATTAGGACCTCCCATAACACCTACCATAGCGTCTGGTATTTTAAGAGTTTGTTGAGCAATTTTTGTTTGATGGTGTTTTACCGGGTCTTTTGTTTCAGCAACAGTTTCTTCCTTCTTAATTTCTTTTAGAGGAAGGTTCTTCGAACAACGAGCAATCCAGTCTAAATCGTACAGAGAAATCATGCGTGTTTACCTTTTTAGTATTTAGTTTTATGTTCCCTTTGCCAGTATTGAGGCTACTGACTTAAAACTATCACCGGGTTTCTTTTTCTTTTTGGCTTTAGACTTATCACCACCACCAGCCGTCTTTGGTTCGGGCATTTCAGGTATACCCATGCCCGTTGGATCGACCATAACACCCGAATCAGGATCATCTTCACCTTGGTCACCACCTTCTTCACCTTCTTCCATAGCGGGTTGTCCTGGTGTTCCTTGATACTGTGGGTTCATTGAAGCTTCAGCAATTTGTTCATCCATCTCTTCGATATCATCATCAGTCTGTTTTAGGATGTTTTTACGGACCCACTCATCTGAATACCAACGACCAACAAAAGGAGCCATAAGTGTTGCTAATTGAACACGCATGGTCTGGACTTGTTGATCCTTCATTTCTTCCCAAGGATTGTCTTTTGAATATTGGAAGTCCAACTTTGCTTTGATTTTCTGGAAGTCTTCGATAGTCATGATTTCCTTAAGAACTAATTGTTTTTCAAGGCATTGAATGAACAAACGGTTGAAACGACGACGAACTCTTGTGATAAACTTACCAAATTTCAGTTCGTCTCTTGATATTTCAGAAGTTGCGGCAGGAGCCATCATCGTATCAGAAGTATCGATGCGATTTACTGGAACGTGTAATGAAATATAAAGTTCTTTCTGGAAGAAGAGAATGTCATCGATGTTGCCCCACTGAGCACCACCTTCAAGGTTTTCAACTTTTGTTCCATCACCATTAGACTTAACTGGAATCCAAATATCTTCCAACATGGTT